AAAGAGCTTTCTATTAGGCTGTGTATGCAATTCATCGAAAATAACCCCGTGGGTATTGAATCCATGCTTATTTGCCACGTCCGCAGAGAGCACCTGATAGAAGCTGTTGGTCGGAGCGTATACAATTCGCTTGGTCGCCGTCAGAATTTTTACACGACGGTTGAGCGCCGGACACATTCGGACCATATCAGCGGCCACCTCGAAAACGATAGACGCCTGCTGACGGTCCGCAGCGCAGCCGTAGACCTCCGCACGTTCCTCACCGTCGCCACAGGTAAGAAGCAAGGCCACTGCAGCGGCCAGTTCTGATTTGCCCATTTTCTTAGGTATCTCAATGTAGGCGGTGTTGAATTGTCGGTAGCCATTGGGCTTGAGCGTTCCGAAAATATCCCGGATAATCTGCTCCTGCCAGTCAATCAGCTCGAATGGCTTTCCGGCCCATGTGCCTTTTGTATGGCAAAGGCATTCAATGAAGCCGACCGCATAATCCGCAGCTTCCTGATCGTAGTAGGAATCCTTAGCGGCAAACTGCGTCGGTTTATATTTTTTCAGCTTACGGATAGCAGGTCACCTCCTTCCAAAAAGCATAAAAATAAGCCGCCATCAGCGACTTCTTCCGTAACGAGGAACAGAGCCATCCGGCTCGGTCCCAAGGGCACATTCAAATGCCGGTGTTTAGTTGTAGTTGTTCAGCAGGATGCAAAGCGCCATCTCTGCTTCCTTGCAGGTGGGTTCAACGTCCCAGCCTCTGTCGTAATTGCACACGATCTGACCGGCCACCTTGATCATCAGCTTGCTGATCTTGCCACCGTTGATTCCGTAGGTCTCGCTGGGTTCCTCGTAGTGCTTCACCCAATAGTGGCAGACCGTGTATTTATCCTTGATGTTTGCATCCGGGATGCCGATGGTTCCTTCGCTCCACATATCCGGCACCTCCTTAGTTCAGCTGGAAGCGGATGCCCTGAATCTCGGTGGGCTCCTCATCTCCCCAGCGGGTTTCCTGTCTTGTTATGGTGCAAAGGCCTGTCATCGTGCAGCCTTCTTTGGCAAAGGCGTGAAGGTTTTCCATCACCGCCGTACTCTGGTTGGTGTAAACGAAGCTCTTGATCCCGGCGCAGCGGAGGGTGTCGATGAAGTCCTTAACCTCGCGATCCCAAAGGAAATCGTCCATCTCAAGCTCGTCTTCCTTGCGGCTGATGCTCTGCGCCCAAGCGCGGTAGGCTTTGCAGGTTCCCTGCTCGAAGGGGAATTTCATCGCTTCCTTCTCAGCGTACCAGTTTTTCAGTTCCTCGCTGTCCCAGCCGTAGGTGTCGATGATGTGCTGCTTGCGGCCTTCGTGGGCTGCGCGGCGCTCCTCGTATTCATGGCCGAGGCGCTTCAGGTTTTCAAAGTAGGTGTTGTTTGCGTTCATGGTGTTTACCTCCGTTCGTTTTGGTATGTACATATATCACTCTGAAGGCACATAATAGCAAGCTATTTCTGCGATATTCCGGGGCATAATCTACACAAATATTCGAGCAAAAAACTGTGTGATTTATGCCTTTCCCGTCAGGATGAACTGCACATATTCCTTGCGGTTTTCTTCGAGGTAAACGACCAGCTCGTAAAAGTCTCGCTCGTAGGCAAGGCGCTGGACCGCACTCACATCAAACATGTTCGTAAGACCTGTGTCGCGGATTGCGAGGATTTGTTCCTTTATCTTCTCAGTCATGATCCGACACCACCTTGCATTCATCTTCACCGTAGGCAACGGAAAGGCCGGAACCGTTATCCCAATTCACCATGATGGAGCCAATATCGTCCACGCCGATGACGGTGCCCTTGGTCCCGATGGGAGGAGCCTGCACGTCATCCATTCTCAAAAGTTCGACGCGGGTACCGGGCTTAAAACGCTCACGCAGCGCCTGTAGGCGTTCTTTGGAAATCACTCGCATACTTCCACCTCCTTTGCCGGTGCGCCGTTACGGAAGGCGGAGCTACCGGAGAGGTTGCGGAGCAGGATTTTGCGCTCTGTTTTGTAGTCCGCGCCGATAAAACCGAGGCGGAGCAGGAAGCACCGGAAGGCGTACTTGTCGTTGTCAGTTTCCTTTTCCTTGGCGGTCACACGCTTGGCGTTCCTTGCCATCTCGCAGAGAGCAGCAATGAAGTGGGTGTAGGACCTGACCTCATCCGCGTCCAGCTCGGAGGTAAACCAAGGGAAGGAAATCTTGTCGTCTTCCTCGGTGATCGGAAGGTCTGTCACACCCAGAGCTTTTTTGATCAGGCTGCCTTTGGCCTCGACGAGCTTATGCAGGTTATCGAGGGAGCCTTCTGTGAAGCTGGCCTTCGGCATCTGCACCACCAGTCCGTATTCATCAGAAGCGGCTTCCGGCATCGTGTCCTCTGCAGCGGTGTAGCCTGCGTCTTGGAGTGCGGCTTTCACCGCCTCAATGGTTGCCTCTTCGGTGCGCTCGTCCCAGACCATCGTGCCGTCTTTTTCGACGGTGATGCCCTCAATGACATAAGCGCAGGTTGGCATGCGCATATACACGGGCTTTGTTCCGATGACCTCGGAAATGATCCCGACCAGAGCCTTGCGCTCGTCTCCGGTTACGTTGTAGGTTGCTTTCATGGGAAATCCTCCTTTGTGTTTTTTTTGGTAGGTACATATATCACTCTGAACGCCTGTAATAGCAAGCATTTTCGGGAAAATATATGTACCAAATCTGGCCGGAGGATTTTGTGGTTATTCGTCGATTACTGACACATCCTCATAGGCGTACGTCAGGCCATCACGCTGCAGTGCTACGCCGTCAGCGGAACCGACCTGTTCGATGTAACGCTTTACGATCACATCGCAGAATTTCTCATCCAGCTCTATGGTGTAACAGGAGCGATCCGATTGCTCACAGGCGATAAGCGTGGAACCGGAGCCGCCGAAGGGATCAAGCACCAGCGTATTGCTCATGCTGGAATTCATGATCGGATAGGCCAGCAGCGCAATAGGCTTCATAGTCGGGTGATCGCCGTTCTTCTTGGGTTTGTCATATTCCCAGACGGTGGTTTCTTTACGGCCTGCGTACCATTCATGTTTGCCGGACTTCTTCCAGCCGAAGAGGACAGGCTCATGAATCCATTGATATGGGCTGCGGCCCAGCACCAGCGAGTTCTTTTTCCAAATGCAGCAGCCGGAGAGATAGAAGCCCGCGTCAGCAAATGCCCTGCGGAAATTCAATCCTTCGGTGTCCGCATGGAACACGTAAATGGAAGCATCGTCAGCCATAGCCTTTTCCGTGAGCGTGAAAGCGTCGAGCAGGAATTGATAAAAGGCGTCGTTGGCCATGTTATCGTTTTTGATCTTACCGGCGCTGCCTTCGTAGTTCACATTGTATGGCGGGTCCGTCACCACGAGATTTGCCTTGGCTCCGGCCATCAGAAGTTCGAAGGTATCTGCCTTGGTGGAGTCGCCGCATACCAGACGATGGCGGCCCAGCGTCCATACATCACCGAACTTTGTGATGGCTGGCTTTTTCAGTTCTTCCTCCACATCAAAATCATCATCGTGAATGCCGTCCTTCAGGCTGTCCTTAAACAGGTCATCCAGCTCGGCGGGCTCAAAGCCGGTGAGGGATACATCAAAATCCGCTCCCTGCAGATCGGCAATGAGCAGGGCCAGCTTGTCTTTATCCCAATCGCCGGAGATCTTGTTGAGCGCAACGTTGAGGGCTTTTTCCTTTTCTTCGGAAAGATCCACAACGACGCATTCAACCTCATCGATGCCCATGTCGATCAGTACCTTCAGGCGCTGATGCCCGCCGACTACGCGACCGGTCGCCTGATTCCAGATAACGGGCTCCACATAGCCGAACTGTTCAATGGAGCGTTTCAGCTTTTCATATTCAGGGTCACCGGGCTTCAAATCCTTACGCGGGTTATATTCCGCAGGGATGAGGTCGGTGACTTTCTTTTTCTCTATTAACATATCAATCCCCACTCAGCGAATCTTTCAAAGCCGCCGATGCGTTCAATGAAAGCTCTCGCTGTTTCTACGATTCTCTCGTATGGAATACCGTCAACGACATCATCACCGATGGCGCAGACAAGTTCGACCGGTGCTCCGGTTTCCTGCGCCTTGAGCCATGCGTAAATGTTGACGCTGACGTCGGCCTTGGAGAGGTCCTTGCCGTGTAAACCACCGCCTGTTACGGAGTCGCCCATATCAGAACCGAGCTTCCGGTTAACAGCGCCGGTATCAACATCTGTGCCTCCGGTCCAATCACCGAGCGGATTGATTTCGGCTCCCGGATAGGTCTCGCGCAGATGATAGGTCTTGGCGTTGCTCTGGCAGATGATCAGGCGGGCCTCATCAAGAATGTACTTGCCGTCATTGCCGTAGGTTTCATATATTTGTTTTGCAATAGCTGCCAGAGCTTTCTGTTCCGCTGTTACCGGCATACCTTTGAAGATGCCGTTGTCGCCGCATCGTATGCTGCCAGCCTGATTGTCCGCCAGATGTTTATCCTGCGGGACTTCGACATAATCCGACAAAATGCGATCACCGGCAATACGGCGAACGATTGCGGCGGCTTCATCATCCGTAATGTGGACGGAAGTCTCTGCGATGATGTGGCAGACACCGTGGCCAATTAGGACCTCCACGGCTATTTTCGGATTTATATCCTTTTGATACGCAAGATCGACAAGGGCACCGGCAATTCGGTCGGCCACCTTGTCGGGATGCGCCGGGTTTACTTTTTCATACATTTCAGTTTCCTTTCCGAGCGGTTAAAAGCCGCTCCATAACATCATCCTGCGGAGAGATGCCGCCGTATTCCGTCATGCAATTCTCCCGAACGATCTGGAAAATCTCTCCCCAGATGCGGTTCGACTGCGTCATATATTTATCTGCGATAGCGACATAGGGTGACTGAATGGCTGCGCCGGTAGTCGGGTGTTTAGCTAAAAAGCCAAACTCGGAAGTTGCTGCCTCGCATTGAATCCACCTTGCAGAGGCCATCGCGTAGCGCTCGATCATCTGCGGGGAGACAAGGTGAGAACAACCTCGGTCATTCAGCCACTTCCATGTTGCTTCGTATATTTCCACAGCACAAAGCTGCGTTCCGTCCTTCTGTGGCGCAGACAGAAATTCAGACGGCTTTGGCATCGCTTCTCCGTCAAGGCTTGCCGCCTTGCTGTCAAAGTCTATGACGGTTAGTTTCCTTTTTCCCGGAT